GACCTGAGATTATAGTATGAGGGAGATCCGCGCCACAGTATTTAACATAATATAGATACTTTTCATAAAAAAAAATAATCTATAGGTTTTGCTTATGGGGTGGGGGAGTGCTTTCTCGCGCAAATAGGTCGCGCACACGTACACGCGTGCACACGAGACGCGCGCACGCACGCACGCGTACGCGGTTGGTGCTGCGCGTGTTATGTCGGCCTGCAGCCTCGACATGCTCGCAAAATTGGTGTCAGTCCGCACCTTATAGACAAGTATATAAGGTGCGAGACTGACGACTTGGCGCACTTCGTGCGAAGTCGATTACCAGCTACGCTGGTTAATGGTGCGCCCTCACTCGCCGGGCGCAGCCTGGGCTTTCTATATAAGTATAATAAGAGAGAGGCTCGTAAGAGCCTCTCTACCAATCAATTACAATCTATACAAATCCTTTACCTGCCTGTACTCGTCAGGATTGAGCTGGCGGAGTAGGGGACTGTGGCAAGGCGATACTTCCCGGGTCGCTTGGAGTAGACGCTTGCGATACTTGCGCCTTTTCAGCTGCCAGCTTAGCAGCACGAAGAGCCGGCATACGCTCACGAGCAGAAGCAACACGAGCCTCCAAGGTAGCAATATCAACCAAATCGTTATCACGAGGAATCTCCACAGAGGGAGAATCAAACGCTTCATTTGCATATTGTTCATTTTCAAATGGATCATCTTCGCCCTCGTCCACTCCGGGATAAAGATACTGAGGCTGTTTAGAAGAAGCCTTCAATAACTCTTGCTCCAAAATGAACTTTTGGCGCATTTCTGTAATTGAATAAGTCAGATCGGGAATCGCCGTATCTTCGTCTCCAATTTCATGGAGTAGGGGAGCACACGGATCCCACTGTGTTTTAAATCTACCCATAATTAAATAGACGGCGTACCATAATATGGCATCGGCCGCAACGCGTCAATACGATGAGAAATCCAAATCAAATACTTATCCGAACTATCCTGAACGGCAAACGGATTATTAATATCCGGAACGGAAAGAAAATCAGAATTGAGATTAGCCGCAGAAAGCTTGCGCGCAAATGTCCAGTTGGCAAGAGATGTCCGGAACTCTCCATGAATCGTGCTCGGAGCATATTTATACTCGGCATACCGAGGAGCATAACCAAACAACTGAGCAAAGGTATTACTTGCATAGGGAGCATACAATTCGGACTTCAAAATAGGTTGCTCACCAAGATGGGCAAAAGACGGCCAATAGTAATCTTCCTGATTCAAACGATTCCAGGATTTATTGATACCCTGATAATAAATAGCATCAGGAATAATCGAAAGAATACCAATCAACCAACCGTGCTCTTCAGCAAAGAAAGAAGAGCGATTCGAGCGACCAATACCGAAACCTTTTCCGGCAAGGTTACCCTGAGGAGACTCTTCACCAGTCGCAGAAGTCTGCGGTATCTCGGTAATATTAACAGTAGAAACACCACCGCCGAGATACTCGGGACGATCAAGACGGGCATCACTCGGAGTAACATGGAAATGACCCATAATCATCTCCTTATAACGAGAACCAGCACGCGCAGAAATCTCATAGAACTTCTGCAGGGCAATGGCACGGCGAAGATCATTGATCGTAACAGCGGTAACAGTAGCAAGATCAGCCTTCAAAGTACCATTCGGATCATAAGCCAAATGCCGGGAAAGACCCTGATCTTCACCAGCACCGAAAGAATACTTCGTACTATCGGAAGAAGTAGTACCAAAAAGGTAACCGGGCTGAACGTCAGGAGAACCCGGCGTAGCAGGAGCATTCGGATCAAGAAAAGTCGGTATCGGACGCTGATTGCCAGGCGTAGTCTTCCAGTTAGGATCAAGCTGAACATTCGCCTGACCTTGAATCGGAAGCATAACATCCGGGCCGCGCTGAGGGGTAGGAAGGGCGGAGGTGAAATAATCCTTCAGCCAGCGGCGATGGGGAACGTCATAATGGAAAGAAAATCCAAACTTTCCAGAAGAACCCAATTGCTGCCTACCTGACTGATCTGTAAAAATTTGATAATCAGGATCAACATTCTGATCACGATAGTACTCATTATAGATCAGACTGTAAGCCTTAAAGGGAAGAAGGGAAATAGGAGTAGCATTACCTCCTGAAGTAGAATCCCAATCAGCAAGAGGCAAACCAAAATAATCCCAAAGACAACCGGAACCTACATTGTAATTCTCACCGCTACGCGTATGAGCATCGTAAACAAGATCACTGTACTGCACATACGGCGGGACAGGTCTATCGGTTCCATCTTCACCGCCGGTGATAAAATCTTCCCATTGATCCCAAAGAAGACGATTAGGAACAAAAAAGTAATGGATATAAGCCTTCAAAGAACCAAAGGCAGGAGAAACAAGCGGCATAGTCCGACACATCATATCAGACTGAACACGAAAACGGTCACCGGGCACCATCTCCTGACAAAGAACAGGATACAACCGACCCATACTAGCCGACAACATCTTATCATGCGATAAGTCAAACTTATTTACAGGAGGTTTAGGCGTTTTTACTCTTGTAAACAGCGTATTGCGATATCCCTTTGCCATAACTACAAACGGATACCACCGCGGCTAAGTTTATAACTACGAGAAAGACGACGTCCACGACGTCCACGGCGTCGAGCCATAACATTGAAACTCAGAATGTTACATGTGTAACAAACGAGCAGATTAAAAATTACTCTTCACGCAAAACATCATCAATTTTAACGATGTAATGCGCAAGTACAAATGGAATAAGAAAAGGCAAACACAATAATAAAAGACCCAAAACAAAAGTACGCATCACGGAACAAAATTTAAAGGTGAAAGCGGAATAGTATTATCCTTATACCACGAGCGAATACTGTTCCAAAAATCACGAGCAATACTCTGACCAGGAACACGACCACCACTGTAATAATACTCATTAAGCAACTCTGTTTCCAGAGCATCCGCAGCAAGTTTTCGCCGCTGTGCATCATTAACCGGAATCCTACTCGTAATTTCAGATACTTCAGCTCGAATCTTAGAAAGGTCGGCGTCAAGTTTTTTCTCATTGAGACCAAGCTGAAGTATCTGGTTTTTCACACGCATATTATCGTTCGCAACCTTACGACCTTCAAGATCGAGACGATACTGGTAAGACTGCATGTCCATTTTGTAAAGAGAGTTCCGGTACTCAAGCTGTTCATTCTCCAACCAATGACGGTCAGCGGCAAACCTATTATACGTTTCCTGACCGATAGCACGAGACATAGAGAGACGAGCGTTGGCCATCATAAGCTCACGAGAAGTAGCTTCAGTCTGAGCACGTTCAGCAGCCAAACGAGCCTCTTCATTCATCTTGTCGGTCTGAGCATTTACGATAGCATACTGCAAAGCATTCGATATACCTTCACTCGGACGACCATAATCGACCTGAGGAGCCTGACCAGAAGCAGAAGCAGGAGCACCGCCCGAAGTATTCTGGATACCACCATTTCCGTACATGAGGTTCGGGTTTAAGCCAGCCTGCTCAAGACGAGCACGTTGCATAACAGGACTATTATACCTATTATCCATATTATACATGGAAAGAGCAAAATTATTTTGCTTATCCATCAGCTTAGATTGATATTGGTACTGCTTGCGAGCAGACGCACCGCCTGTAATAGCATTACCAATAGCACTAAGACCACCAGTTATAAGACCTGCCCAATCAAAAGCCATAACTCAATTACTCACTACGGGAGCCATTCAGAAGGTTCAAACTGGCCGAGTCCAAGACCGAGGTTTTCGCGTCTTGCTTGATCTCCACACTGCTGGATTTCTTCACGACAGTGCATTGCATACAAAGCAGTGCCACCGTGCTTGCTAAGAGAACGAAGATAACAATCTTTTGCCATACGTTCCCGCTCTTCAAATTGGATTTCACAATTTCTGCGATCTTCTGCAGAAAGTTCTGAGAGTTCTCGACACTCATCATCTAAATAACGCCGAAAAAGCAACTCACGTTCAAATTTCGTAAACAACTTATCCCGAAAATAACGGGGCAGGGAAGGCTTACGGCGCTGATTAACATTAATATTCGACATGCAAAGTACGAAAAATTTTCGTTTTGCAAAAAAATCTATACGTTTTTTTAATGGATGATACATACAAGCTGCCAAAAGCCTACGAGTACCATCATCAGATATATCAATAGGAACAGCAGTTCCGCGATGATAATCAGCCTGCGCTTCCACATAAGAAATACCAAGTCCGGGACGGCGAGACATCAGCGCAAAGGTCTTATAACAGTCCAGCGCCTTTGTAATATAGTTTGCAACATAACGCAAACCTCCATTACCTTTAAGGTACTGAACATCATTTATATAACCTTTATGCCAATGCTTATTCACCGCATCCGTCATATACTCCAAAGAACAACGAACATCTGTAAATATAATAGCATGATAATGAGGCCTACCGGTATTCTCACCGAACTCGGAAACAATGAAATAACGAATACGCCCGAGATCAGGAACGCAATACTTCCGCATAAGCTTAAACCATAACTGTACATCTCGCTTGGAAGTAGTATAAAATAAAGGTAAGCCATCAGGACCATACTCCATAGGCACGTGACAATCCTCATAAGTCAACGTAACAAAAAAGGTAGAACCAGTACAATACTTATATTCGGCCAGCAAACGCTTGTACCATTGACTCCTACGGCGCATTATTGGCCGATATACTTCCTTAATCATACTGAAAATCAAAAACAGATTGACACGGAAGAAGTTTAATGTTATTGTAATCATAAATAACATCATAACACTTACGTTCCTTAGAATCAACGAAATAAATATCGTCTATCAGACCCTTACCAACATACTGCGAGATAAAACGAAGAGCAAGACGACCTCTAGAAAAAGGACGACAACCAGAAACAATCTTACCATCTTCTCTGCGATGAAAACGAAAATAGATATACAGCCAATAGCGTGGACGAGGCTGACCAAAAGAGCCATCACGCAGAACAGGCGTATAAGACACTTCCGGAAAGTCACTAAGCAACTCCGAAAGCCTTCGCATATTACGCTCGGTCGGTCTCATGGCTTACAGGCTTAGAAAGTCTATCCAACACAAGAGCCAAAAGATTACGAACAACCTCAATGGGCATCCGAGAAATCAAAGAAAAAGCAGACGAACCAAAACTAATATCCAAAAGATTAGTAAGAAGCAAAACAGCTCGCTCGTCAGAAATAATAAGAACAGGTTTAGACATAATGATTAGGTTTTGATGTATCACAAAGATACAAATCCTAATCACTATTTAACATAATATAAATTATAATCCATTGGTTATTCGTCCGGAGTATAAGAGATGAAAGTTTTGTCCTTAAAGAAAATAATGATTCGCTCGATTTCGGATGTTTGCCGGACATCATTCATGATTCTAGTGTGATCCTGGGAGTCGCTCTGAGATTTTGACCCGGTTCCTGTTCGTGTGGTTGTACCTATTTTAGACTGTGTCGAATGATTCGGAGCGATTTCCGGAGTCTGATGTGTTGAAGGATTAGTTTCTTGAAAATCGATTTTTCCAAGGGACTGTCCATGTTGATTCATTTTATGCGATTCTCGCGGAGTTAAATTGTCGGTAAAATCAAATAACGATCCCGCCGCTTTTTGTTGATTATTTTCGGTTATCGTGGTTGTTCCCATTGAGTCTCCCGAAGATGATGCCCGATTCGTATTCGATGCATCATTCGTTTCTGTCGCAGCGGGGATGATCGTCGCCTGTGACGACGAAGTTGTGATCGGTGTGACCGTATTGTCGGAAATTGAACGGTATATGTTGCCTTTACCTAGAAGCAACCAATCTGGATTGAGTTTCGGGAAACGCTGCAGCATTTTCTCAATGAAGTCGAAGCTGGGTTTATTCCGGCCACCTAGGATGTGTGAGATGCTCGATGGTTGTACGCCCATTATTTCTGCAAAACGTGAAGGAGTCAAACCTTCCGTTTTTATGAATTTTTCCAGCCGATCTTTCATGTTTCTCGTTTTTTACAAAGTTAACATATTTATGCCAATAAATTCGAAGGTTGAATACAAAAGGAAACAAATAAAATGCGACAATGTTTAGTTACAAATGTAAATAGTAATATTTAATCCGCAGTATTGATAGCAATCAAATTGATTGAGGTGCATTATTAGTTTGTGTAAATATGTTTAAATATTTGATTATTAGTGTATTTATGTTATATTAAACATGGATAAAGCCCCGTGTATGCATTAGGTCGTATTTAAGTCAGCCGGTATGTTAAATGTAAAGATTATGTAATTTAAATCAATTGATTGATTATAATGTACTTAAAT